CAGGTGCACTGAGTGGCACCGGTTTCGGTGATGGCTCTGCAGAAGACCTGGCCTTGTTCCCCACTATTCCGCCCACAGCAGTCACCAGTGGCGGCGCTGTGGTTGGTGCCGGTCCGGCAATTGCCGGTGCAGTCAACAATGCAGCCAATGCCTTGCGTGGACTAAACGTGCCCTTGAAAATTCCCAATGCTGACAACATAGGTGATATAACTACAGCAGCTGGTCAAATTATGGCCAAAGAATTTTAAGGAACACACATGGTAGACAATATTCAACGCAGTCGAGGAAGACCAGTCAATTACAAATTGGATCGTGGTGGGGTTCCTGCTGAAGGAGGTCCGTTCCTGGGTATAGTGATGAACAATGTGGATCCCACACGCAGTGGATCTCTATGGGTGTATATTGAAACATTTGGTGCTGGCAACATGCAAGACGATAACAAGTGGGTCAAAGTTCGGTACATGCCCAGTTTCTTTGGCAGTACCCCGCTGCCCAACAGCAAAGGCGTGAATGATAAAGTAGGGACATATCCAGGCAATCAAAACAGTTATGGCATGTGGTTCACCCCGCCTGACATTGGCGTGACTGTGATGTGTATCTTTGTGAATGGCCGTAGAGATCAAGGATTTTATATTGGGGTAGTGCCTGAAGAAGGGCTGGGTCACATGGTGCCAGGCATAGCTGCGTCTTCAGAGTTTGACACTGGAAATCAAAATCAAGCCGCGTATTCCAAAGGTGCTGGCCGACTACCCGTGACAGAAATCAACACACTAAACCAAGACATTTTTAACAACCCAAAATTTTATGCACAAAAAAAACCAGTGCAAAGCTACGTGTCAGCAGTGTTGTTTCAACAGGGACTGTTGAAAGATTTTGAACGTGGCACCATCAGCAGCAGCAGTCAACGAGAAAGCCCCAGTTCAGTGTTTGGTGTGTCAACACCAGGACGAGCTGTCTATCAAGGCGGCATGACACCCGAAGACATTCGACAGCGTGTGAATGGCAGTGAAGTTCGTGGTGATCAAGCTGCGGTCATTGGTCGAGTGGGTGGACACAGTCTAGTCATGGACGACGGTGACATCAGCAGTGCCAATCAGATGATGCGACTGAGAACCACCAATGGGCATCAGATTACCATGAGTGATTCAGGCAATTTTTTGTACATAATTCATGCCAACGGACAAACTTGGATCGAACTCGGAGCACAAGGTACTGTGGATGTGTTCAGCACCAACAGCATAAATCTGCGCAGCCAGGGCGACATCAACCTGCATGCTGACCGAGATATCAACATGTATGCTGGTCGTAACTTCAAGGCCAAGAGTGAAAAAACCATGCAACTGGAAAGCATGACCGACATTGTGATGGATGCACAAACCAACATCACAATCTACAGCAAAGCCACAATTGGAGTCAAATGTGATGGCACATTGACTTTGAACAGTGCTGGAGGATCATGGGGTGCAGGGTCTGACCTGCGTTTGCAAGCCGGTGGCATTGATTTGAATGGCCCAGCAGCTGACCGAGTGACCACTCCCAATCCCATCACAAAAACTCTGCTGGACGACACTGCTTTTTCTACCAGCACAGGATGGGTGGTAAAACCAAAAGATCTGACCAGCATAGTGAGTCGAGCCCCCACACATGAGCCTTATCCTTATCACAATCTTGGTGTGGATGCCAAAATCAAATTTGAAGAGGGCAAGCCTACCCCGCCACCCGGAGCACCTGTTGTGCCGGCCGGCACAACATTCAAAGCATTATGAGCTCATTTACCTTTGATCTCAGCAGTCTCAGTGGGGTCACCGGATCGGTGGCATCATTTGAGACTGGACTAAGTGCCAATACCCCCAATGACAAACTGACATATTCTGGTCAAGATCCCATAGTATGGGACAGAGTCAACAACGAACGTCTTCGCAGGGGACTGGATCCGTTGCCTGGCACAAGACCGGTGGATGATGGAAAAACTTATGGAGCCCAACGAGGCGCACCACCGGCCAGCACTGCACCAAACAGACCCTTGACCGAAGCTGAAAAAGCTCAGGCCGCTGCTGTAGCAAAACAGTTTGGATTGCCGGATCCTGTGGCAGTATCAAAAACATTTGAAGTCACCTGCCCACCAGGTACCACACGTGAACAAGCATTTGCAATTTTTAAACAACAGGCCGACGCCGGCGGGCTTGCTGGATTTTCTCCAGGCGATATTCTCAGCTCAGAAACACAGGCCGCTGATGGTTTGCCAGGTGCCTTGGCTCAGGTGGGACAGGGACTGTCAGGAATAACCGGAGCCTTTGGAGCAAACATACCCGGAGCACCGGGAGCAATTGGATCATTGAGTCAAATAGATGCGCTGGCCAAAGGCGGGCTGCCGAACATGCCCGGTGTCAATGCTGTGACGTCGGGAGGAATCCCGTCAACCAGGAGTATTGCAGCCGGCGCTGTGGCTGCGGTAGGCGGTGCATTGAGTTCAAAAGTTTCGACCAATCCCATTGGCCTTGCTGATTTTGCCAAACAAGCACCGGCATTGACCGGCATTGGCAGCATGAGTTTGCCAGACGTGACGGCAGTGTTGGCTCAAGCCAAGAAAAATGTGGGGCAAAGCAGCACTGCCATTAGCAACAGTCTGGGAGCAGGTGAATTTGGACTGAATGTGAGCCAACTGGAGTCTGCTGGCATAGTCAAGCCAGGCACCAACAGTTTGATCACAGCTGGCAGTTCTCTTACTGATGTGCTCAAAAGTCCAGCAGTGTTCACCGGCAAAGGCGGCATCAACAACTTGGATAATTTTTTAGCATCATCTCCTGCACAATCTCAAACCATGCAAGGTCTAATGAACAAGGGTCTAAACAATCTTTCTTCCCTGGGCGTGCCCACAGACAAATTGACAGCTCAAGGCGCAGGTGCACTGGGACTAGGCTCAGCTATGGCAGCAGGCAATTTTGGCGAATTTACAAACCTCATTAAAGGCGCTCCTATACCTGCTGCAAGCAAGGCCAAATTTGACAAAGATTTTGCAGACGCTGCTGCGGCCATCTCCTTGGGCGAAACAAAAATCCCTGCAGAATTCAAAGCCGAAATTGTGCCAGAAGTTTCAGGGGACACAGTGAATCGTGACACAGTGACTGGCGCACTCACAAGAATGCTTGGTGATGCCAAAATTCCCGTACCAAATTTTTCATCACTGGAAAGTGGATTGTACGCAAAAACCAAAGATGAAGACTTGATTTATACCGGTCGAGACAGCATAGTTTGGGACCGAAGCAATGCTGAACGTTTGCGTCGTGGCCTGCCTGGCTTGGCTGAAATAGGATATCCGCGCCCGCCTGACGATGCAATACCTGCTCGCAAGCCGTTTGGGCGATAATCAGGCACCATAAATATCAGCATGGCACAAACATTCATTGGATTTAACACACAGAATCAATATAAAAAATTCACACTCACTGGATTTGAACTGATCAAACGTGATCTGTTGAATGCATTTAACATACGACAGGGCCAGTTGCCAGGTCGTCCAGGGTATGGTACCATCTTGTGGGATTATCTGTTTGAGCCGCAGGTGGAACAAGTACAAACCAATATCACCAACGAAGTGCAACGAGTGGCTGGAGGAGATCCTAGAGTTTTTATTTCAGACATACAGGTCAGCCCTCAACTGAATGGCATTTTAATAGAAATTGAACTCACAGTGGTGCCCAGTACTAATGCAGAAAGACTAGCTATATTTTTTGACCTTCAGCAACGCAACGCCAGTTACGTATAACTACGCCGTTTTTTCTGTCCATAAATAAAACACAGGCACTGGAACCATGGCAACCACAACTAGACAAACAGCAATTTTTGGCGTTGAAGATTGGAAACAAATCTATCAAACCTATCGTGAAGCAGATTTTCAAAGCTATGATTTTGAAACCTTGCGAAAAAGTTTTGTTGACTATCTACGTTTGTACTATCCAGAAACTTTCAACGACTATATTGAAAGTTCCGAATACATTGCTTTACTAGACGTTATTGCGTTCATGGGACAGGCTCTGGCTTTTCGCACAGACCTTAACACCAGAGAAAATTACATAGACACAGCCGAACGCAGGGATTCTGTAGTGCGCTTGGCCAATCTGGTAAGTTACACAGCCAAGCGCAACACTGCTGCACAAGGATTGTTGAAAGTTTTCAGCGTGGTCACCACAGAAAATGTGGTGGATTACAATGGTGTAAATCTAAGCAATGTCACAGTAGACTGGGCTGATCCTACCAATCCTGACTGGCAAGAACAATTCACAGCCATCATAAATGCCAGTTTGGTAGACACACAGCGTGTGGGACGCCCGGGCAATCGTCAAAACATACTGAGCGTGAGAACTGATGAATACAGCATTAATCTTGTGCCTGGATATCTTCCGGTGATTCCGTATTCGGCCACTGTGGATGGAATCAACATGCCATTCGAAGCCATCACATCAACCAGTGTTGGCGAAAATTATTTGTATGAACCCTCGCCCCGGCCCAATGTGCCATTTAATATACTATTTCGCAATGATCAATTGGGATTTCAATCTGCCAACACAGGATACTTTTTTTCATTCAAACAAGGTGTTTTACAAAACCAAGATTTTAACTTGGCCGAACGCACAGCCAATCGCACAGTGGATATCAATGTTGAGGGAGTCAACAATGAAGATCGTTGGTTGTTTCAGCTAGACAACACCGGTACCGTCAGCAAAGAGTGGACCTATGTTGAAAATATCTATGCTGCTGCGGCTGAACAACTGGCCACGCAACTACGACCCATCTACACTGTGACTTCTCGCACCAACGATCAAATCACCATGGTATTTGGAGATGGAGTATTCTCAGAGATACCTGTGGGCACATTCCGTGCATATGTCAGAGCCTCCAATGGACTGCAATACATTATCAATCCTGAAGAAATGCAATCAGTCACACTGCCCATCAGTTATGTTGATCGCAACGGCAATCTGCAGACCATTACATTCACCTGCGGTATCACACAACCAGTCAGCAACAGTCAGGCACGTGAACCCATTGATGAAATCAAACAGCGAGCACCTGCTGGTTACTACACACAAAATCGCATGGTCAATGGCGAAGATTACAATTTGTTTCCCTACACCAAATACAACAGCATTGTAAAAAGCAAAGCACTGAATCGTGCCAGCATAGGCACCAGTCGTTATCTTGACCTTGTGGACAATACCGGCAAATACAGTTCAACCAACACATTTGCGTCTGATGGTGCGCTGTGGGAACAATTAATATTGCCAACCATATTGTTTTCCTGGATCAATCGCAATGAAATTGCTGATGTGATTACCAATCAAGTGTCCCCAGGCATTGCCAACACCACCATGCGACAGTTTTATTATGCCAACTTTCCTAGAGAGTCTGTGAATACCGGTACCACTGCTCTGAGCACCTGGAATCAAAGCACCACACTGACCAACGAAACCACTGGCTATTTTAAAAATGCCGCAGGTGCTGCTGTCCCTGTGGGCCAAGTGTTGAATTTCAACAACAATCCATTTTATTTTGTGGCAGTGGGCAGCTTGATCAAGTTTGTGCCACCCACTGGATATTATTTTGACAGCAACAACAGACTGGCTGTTGGCACACCCACTCGAGCCGACGAACGACTGGAAATCTGGGCCAGCCCTCTCAACATTGTGGGCGACGGATACAACAACGGTCTTGGCAATTTTACTTCAGGAATTGGACCAATCACTCTCAACAATTTTGTGCCCACTGGTGCCATTGTTGACACTGTGATTCCGCTGTTTGTAACAGACTTGCCATTGAGTTTTCAACAACAAATGATTGAACAGATTTTACTGTATCGTAATTTTGGCATTGGCTACGACAGCACAGGCACCATAACTGGCACACCCTACAGCTGGTATTTGATCACTCAACAAAATCTTGACGCATACACTGGCAGCAGTCACCCGGCTACCTGGAGCCAACAGTATGCTGGCAACGCATCAGGACACAATCTTGACGCCAGTTGGCTGGTACAATTTGTGGTGCAAAATCAAAACTACACTATTACTCTTCGGGGATTGGAATACAATTTTGGCAGTGTTTTACAAACCAGATTTTTTTACTACGACGGCGGAAAAATTTATGATAGTAGAACAGGCACAGTGATCAGTGACTTTATCAATGTGTTGGCAGTCAACACGCAACCCAATTCAACCGATCACTTGTATGGCGATATCTACATGACCATCAAAGGTCAGCCAGTGGAAAGCGATGGGTATGTGGACGATTTTCAGGTGCTGGTAGGCTATCGAGACAGTGACCTGGATGGGGTTCCTGACAATCCTGATTTCTTTGAAGAAATTGTAGGGCCTGTTCCGGCCACACCTACTGCAAATTCTCCCCGAGTGTTTTTGCAACAAACAGTGGATTTTGACAATTTGCAAAGATATCTGCTGGTAGAACCTGGCACGGTCAACGACAGTTATGCCACCTATGACGATATTGAATTAGAAAAGTTATCCTGGAGCCCAGGACAAATATTTTATGCCTACAGTCAAGATACATTTTGGTTGCTGAGCATCAGTATCAATGGTTCTAGAACGCTGGTGCAACAGTCGGGTTGGATTGCCAGATCAGGACGTCAGGCCTTGTATTTTCAGTATCGTCACAATGCACCATTGACTGCAAGAATTGATCCGGGCACCACCAACATCATTGACATCTATGTGGTAACCCTGGCCTACTACACTGCCTATCAAAATTGGATAAAAGACACTACCAACACTGTGACTGAACCAGCCCGCCCCACCATTGACGAATTGTCCACTGCCTATCAAGGACTACAAGATTACAAAATGCTCAGCGACAACATTGTGCTTAACTCAGTGACTTTCAAACCTCTGTTTGGTGCCAAGGCCGCTGCGGAACTACGTGCTACCATCAAGGTAATTCGCGCACAAAATTCCACAGCCAGCACCAGTGAAATCAAAAGTTCAGTAATAGCTGCCATGAACACTTATTTTAGTATTGACAAATGGAATTTTGGAGACACATTTTATTTCTCAGAGTTGGCCGGATACCTGCATCGAACTCTTGGTACCATTATAAGTTCAGTGGTATTGGTTCCGTTGGACCAACAAAAAAGTTTTGGTGATTTGTACGAAATACGTAGTGAGCCCAATGAAATTTTTGCCAACGGTGCTACCATTGCTAACATTGATGTAATTGAAGCATTGACCAGTACCAATCTGCGTACTGCGCCAGGCAGTGGAGTAATTTAATGGCCACAGTACGTAGTGTAGATTTTTTACCTGAAATATTTCAAACTGACGCCAACAAGCAATTTCTTTCGGCCACACTGGATCAGTTGATTCAGGAACCGCAATTCAAAAAGACTCAAGGCTTTATTGGACGTACTGTGGGCCCAGGTGTCAACCCCAATGACAAATATGTTATAGAACCCACTCGTACTCGGGCCGATTACCAACTGGAACCCACAGTGATCAGCCTTGATCCTGCAGCAACCACTACGGTGAAAAATGCCATTACCTATCCAGGTATAAATGATGCCATTGCCTTGCAAGGTGGCTATGGCGACAATCCAGATCGACTGTACACCAGCGAATTCTACAGCTGGGATCCATTTGTGGATTTTGATACTTTTGTAAATTTCAGTCAATATTTTTGGTTGCCATATGGACCAGATGCGGTGGACGTGGCTGTCACTGCAATACCTGCCACCGATGACTTTGTGGTCAATCGTGACAATGGTGTGTACACATTTTCTGGCATCAGCGCAGATAATCCCACACTAAATCTTGTTCGAGGCGGCAGTTACACATTTCAAGTTGCACAAAACACCAAAGAAACTGTGAATTATCGTGTGCGCAACAACAACAACACATCGTACAGCATTGACTATTTGCCCAATCCCACATTGACCTTGGCTCGTGGCAATACCTATGTGTTCAACTTGACCACAACTGGCATATACCCATTCTGGATCAAAACACAAGCAGTGATCGGTACTGGCAATGCCTACAACAGTGGGGTTTCACGTAATGGTGCTGTGACTGGGCTAGTGACATTCACTGTGCCTCAAGACGCACCCGATGAGCTGTATTATATCAGTCAAAACGACGTCAGCATGCAAGGCGTGTTGAAAATCGTCAACAGCACACCCGGTACTGGACCAGGTTTTTGGATTCAAACCAATCCAGGTATCAATGGTACAGTGCCAATCAATCCCAATATTTCCAGCAGAGATGTCTACGGTGTGACCAACAACGGCGAGGATCTTGGTACCGTTACATTCAATGTGCCTTTAAAAACAGCACAAAATTTTTATTACAATTTGCCAGACATTGGCAATGTAAATCTGTTGACCTCACTGAAATTTGATCAAATCAACAATCAACCATTGGCAACTTTTATACAAACTTATGGTGGCATAGATGGCATCACCTATCTTGACGGTAGAACATTGATATTCACCGACCCATTTGTGTACGAAGAGGATGGGTGGGTGGTTCAACAACCGTTTGATTCAACGCCATTTGATCCATTGACACAGTCACCAACGTTCAATGGACAGCCCGGCAGTTTTGACAACAGTATTCCGGTGCCCCTGGAAGATCGTTATCAACTGTGGCGCATCAGCATTGTGAATTACAATGGCACTGATTATATAACTTTGGCAAAATTTGCTACCATTGCTGTATTGGACAAGTTTACTATCAACTACGGTGAACAGTACAGCAATACACAATGGTACAAAAATGAAACTGGTTTTTTTGAGCGTGTGCCACACTTGACCGCAATCATGGATACCTTGTATTATCAGGACGGTACTGATCCAGAAATTTTTGGACGCATCAATCTAATAGATCAAGCAGAAAACACCACACTGTATATTGATCAGATCATAGGCAAAAAAAACTACACCAGCAACAACGGAGTGACGTTTACCAATGGTCTCAAAGTAGTGTTTCGTGGGTTGGTAGAACCAGCTGCTTACATCAACAACCAATATTATGTGTCCGGTGTAGGTTCTGCCATTGAGTTGTTGCCAGTTGTGAATTTTATCACTCCTGAAACTTATGTGATCAATGAAAATGACAGCGGTCTTCCTGTGCCGTCAGATACTGATTATTTGACCATAAGTCGGGCCAGCCCTGACCTCAATGCCTGGACAAGAAGCAATCGTTGGTTCCATATAGATGTGATCACAGCCACGGCCAGCTACAACAACACTGCGGCAGTGCTGGACAACAACTATCGAGCCAAACGACCAATCATTCAGTTCCGCCAAGGCCTGAGATTGTACAACATGGGCACACAAGGTAAGCAATCGGTGGACATGATTGACTTCCAAGAAACAGATGCATTCTCCAATATAGAAGGCTCCACTGGATACTCAGTGAATGGTTATACCTTGGTACAAGGCAGCAGAATAATTTTTGCCGCTGACCTAGATCCTGATGTGCAAAACAAAGTTTATGTGGTAAATTTCATCATTCCGGACACAGTGTCTCCCTTGATAGCTCAACCCATAATCAACCTGGTGTTGGCCGATGACGGAGTAGTCACTGCAGATCAGTGTTTGGTCAGTCTTGAAGCCACGCTGTTTGAATCCAGCCAACAAAATGCAGGAACCACCTACTGGTATAACGGAACCGACTGGGTATTGGCACAACAAAAAATTGGTATCCAACAAGCCCCACTGTTCAACATCTACAATCCCAATGGTGTGAGCTTTGCAGATCAATCAATATATCCCAGTAGTACATTTGTTGGTAGCAAATTGTTCAGCTACGCAGCAGGTGATACCACAATCTTGGATCCTGTGTTGCAATTTCCTTTGCAATATCTCAATATCAACAACGTTGGCGATATTGTGTTTGAAAACAATCTTTACAAAGATACTTTTCTTTATGTTCTAAACAATATCAGCACTGTTCAAGATATCAGTTCAGGCTCGGTCCGAGAATATCAAACTCGCACTGGGTATCGGTCACTGTTGGGCTGGCAAACCGCAGCTACATCTAGTTTGGTAAAACAACAATTTAAATTTACCTACAATACCAGCACACTAAAACTGGATATTAAAATTTCTGATCCAGTTACTGTACCAACAATTTCTGTGTTTGTGGGATCAGTATTTTTAGAATCTTCAGAATACACTTATGTTACCACGGACAACAGCACCACAATCACATTATTGAAAACTTATGTTCCTGGAGACATTGTGGAAGTTGTGGTGCTCAGCAATCAAATCAGCCAGGTGGCGTTTTATCAAGTGCCTGACAATTTGCAAAACAACCCACTCAATGCCAACTCTCCGTCATTTACATTGGGCACCATACGCACTCATTATGAAAGCATTTGTCAAAATTTAATTTCATTGTCGGGACCGGT